ATGAAAGGAGAACCGATGAATCTTATATCATTTTTAAGACTGATGATCGCGCCGGAGTTTACCTGGGTCAAGATCAGGGATCCTCTGACAGATACAGAACTCGCCTGCGGCTTTGCTGACGATCTCATGGAAAGCAGCATACTTTTTCTGCAACATTTCGACATGTGCAGCTATCATGTATCGGGAAAAGGCTTCACGATAAACGTCAGACGAAAGGAAAACAAATGAATAATAAAATATATCTGCCCTCTGGTTATCTCAATATCAGAGGGATTTTATCATATCACTGCACGTTCAATTTTATAGTAGGAGGCCGCGCGACCGGCAAGACCTACGGAGCGCTTGAAACGGTCCTGGACGATCACATCAAATTCATGTTGATGCGCAGGACCCAGGCTCAGGCGGATCTGATAAACAAGGCCGAATTTTCGCCCTTCAAGCCGGTATGCGATGACAGACACATCGAGATCACCACGGCGAGCGTATCAAAGTACAACGCGAAATTCATGCTTGACGATGATGTCATCGGTTACACGTGCGCGCTTTCAACGATCGCGAACATGCGAGGCTTTGACGCCTCGGACGTAAAGCTTCTGATCTATGATGAATTCATACCGGAGCGGCATGAGCGACCGATCAAATCGGAGGGCGCCGCATTTCTGAACGCTTATGAGACAATGAACAGAAACAGGGAGCTGAAAGGAAAGAGGCCCCTGACGGCCTTACTGCTCGCGAACGCTTTCGACATAGCGAACCCGATCTTCCTGGAGCTGGGTCTTGTGGGCATAGCCGAAAAGATGAAGCAGCAGGGCCGCGAGCTGTATATCGACCGCGAGAGATCTATCCTGATACTGTTACCGGACAGCAGGAAGATCATGAACAGGAAAAGCGAGACAGTCCTTTACAAGCTGACAGAGGGCAGCGAGTTTTCGCGAATGGCCCTTAAAAATGATTTTGTATATAATCCTACCGATAATATAAAATCAATGGCCCTGAAAGAATTCAGGCCTGTTGTTACGATCGGGGAGATCACGATATATAAACACAAATCGAAAAGGCTGTACTATGTATCTGAACACAGGACCGGGGATCCTCCGAAATTCACGACGGACGAGATCGGCCTGAAGCGTTATCTGAAAAATTACGGCCTGCGTTTTTACCGGTTATATATGCAGAATTGTTTCCGTTTTGAAAACATGTTGACAAAAAGTCTTTTTGAGATGTATAATATATGATGAGAAAGGCCGGGGAGCGCAAAGGCAGCCCCGGAAGGGCGCGCAATTCCCCGCCTGGGAAACTAACCCCGGCCACATTATATATTATCATGAGCAATTCAAGTTTAGTAAATTACACAAAGTTATCACCGCATTGCGAATCGAGAGCCGGGCAGAAGATCACGGATATAACCGTTCATCACATGGCCGGCAATTTGAGTGTTATCGAGTGCGGTAATGTTTTTCAGAACAGGGAAGCGTCCTCGAACTACGGAATAGACGGTCAGGGCCGCGTCGGGCTGTATGTCGACGAGAGCAAGGCGTCCTGGGCTAACGGTAATCTGAAAAGCAACCAGAGATCCGTCACGATCGAACTCGCAAATGATGAGATCGGCGGCAAGTGGCACGTTTCCGATACAGCGCTCGAAAAGTGTATCCAGCTCTGCGCGGACATCTGCGTCCGGAACGGTATCAAAAAACTGAACTACACCGGAGACACGACCGGAAACCTGACTGCCCACCGCTTCTTCATGTCGACAAGCTGTCCCGGTCCGTATCTGTTCGGGCGTTTCCAGTACATAGCCGACGAGGTGAACAAGAGGATCAAGGGCGGCTGGGTCCGCGACGGCGCTGACTGGCATTTTTACAAAGACGGACTGATCCTGAAAAACGCATGGGCGGAGGATAAGGTCGGGTGGACATGGCTCGGATCCGACGGAAACATCGTAAAGAATTCCTGGCTGAAGGAAAAAGGCGTCTGGTACTATCTCGGAGCCGACGGCTACATGGCGAAAAACAAATGGCAGAAAGACAAGACCGGACAATGGTGCTATCTGGGAGCTGACGGAAAGCAGGCGCTTGATAAATGGCTCATTTATAAATCAAACATTTATTATATAAAGCCGGACGGCTACATGGCTACCGGCAGGATGTCGCTTGAATGTGAATTCGACGACAGCGGAAAGTTAAAGAGGTGATCATAATGGATGTTGAAATTATTATGAACGCTATTACAACGCTCGGTTTTCCGATCGTCGTCTGTGCTGCGCTGTTCTGGTATATAAACAAGCAGAACGAAAACCACAAGGAAGAGATCAACGCGCTGCGCACGACAATAACGGATAACACGACCATTTTGCACGAACTGAAAGAGCTTATAAAAGCAATAGCTTCAAAATAATAAAGGAGGAAAACAGATGACTATTCAGGAGATACTGGAACTTGGAAAAATGGGATATACAAAGGACGACATCGAGGCGATGTCCGGAACATCTGAAGCGGATCCTGTGACTGTTACGGTACAGACCGAGGATCCTGTTGAGGAAAAAGCTCCGGATCCGGCGCCTGTTCAGGCTGCAGCGCCTGATAATACCGACATGCTGAAGATCATCGTCGGGGAATTCGAAAAGATGAACAAGGCGATCCAGGAATTAAATATCAATAATTCAAATATCCCACAGTTAAGAGAAAAGACGGCGGACGAGGTCCTGGCGGATTTTATAGCGCCGCCGAAAAAAGGAGGTAAAACAAAATGAGTGTTAACAACATGAGTTTTGAACAGGCAGCGACCCTGCTCAACGCCGTTCACGCGCAGGTCACAGGCGTTACGACCCTCGCGCCCACTGACGTTTCCGGATTTATTTCCGTGGCACAGAAAACCCTAGCGGCAGGTTATGATCCTGTTCTTAACGCGATTTCCCAGGTAGTAGGAAGAACGATCTTCAGCGTCAGACCTTACGACGCAAAATTCAGGGGTATCCAGGCAGATACCCAGAAATGGGGAGCCATTACCAGAAAGCTCGTCATCGCAGACAAACCGCTGCAGGATAACAAGGCTTTTGATCTTATCGACGGACAGTCTGTCGACATGTACGAGGTGAATAAGCCCAACGTGCTTCAGCTGAACTTCTACGGGGCCTTGGAATACTCCAAGAGCTTCACGATCTTCCGTTCTCAGTTGGATGCGGCCTTCAACGGCGGCCCTACTGAGTTTGGCAGATTCATGGCAATGGTAACACAGAACGCCCTTGACATGATCGAGCAGACAAGGGAAACCTGCGCGAGACTCGCGCTCTGCAACTTCATCGCAGGCAAGATCGACGCGACTGCTGACGTGATCCATCTTCTTTCTGAATATAATTCGGAAGTAGGCGGATCATTCACTACTACAACGATCAAGGATCCTGCGAACTTCCCTGCTTTCGTAAAATGGGTCTATGCAAGGATCGCGACTCTGACCAATATGATGACAGAGAGATCTGCGCTGTATCAGATCCAGGTGACAGGTCAGGAAGTCATGAGACACACGCCTTTTGAAAGACAGAAAGTCTATATTCTCAACTGGCTTCTGAACAACATCGATGCGCGCGTGCTGGCTGACACATACAACTACAAATTCCTTGAATTCGCAGACGTTGAAGCCGTCAACTTCTGGCAGGCTATCGACAGCCCTGACGAGATCAGCATAACTCCGACATATCTTGACGGAACGACCGGCGCTCTTGTGACCGGAACTGCCGTTACACAGACCGACGTCATGGGCGTCATCTTCGACGAGGAAGCTCTCGGCTATACTCTCATGAACGAATTCAGCGGAGTGACTCCGATGAACGTCAGGGGTGAATACTGGAACCAGTATTACAACTATGTACTTCGTTACTGGAACGATTTCACAGAAAAGGGCCTTGTTCTTCTTCTGGATTAGTCGTCCGGAGTTTTCCATAAAAGGGCGCGGCATGGCTGCGCCCTGTCCCTAATAGGTGAAAATAATGTCTTTCAAGGTAACATTTTACAACTTCAAAAAACACTATAACAGTACGAAGCGCCCCGGAAACAGTGACACGACAAAGGTCGAATATAACTGTAACATCCTGAGAGGGTCCTCGATATATGATCCGAAGATCGAAATAGATTTCGGGCTTTCATCAACGCCTGCGCAGTATAATTACTGCGTGATACCGGCGTTCGACAGCCGTTATTATTTCATCAGGGAATGGACGTTCGCCGGAGGACTCTGGATCGCTTCGCTTCAGGAAGACGTGCTCGCCAGCTGGAGAAATACGATCGGAGATACTTCGAGATATATCCTCAGAGCTGCCGCTTCCTGGAACGGGAACATCATGGACGCCAAATATCCGATGAAAGCAGGCTGCACGTTCTCGCGTTCGACTGTCGGCTCGCCGTACAGCTCGATCAATGCCGGCTGTTTCGTCATTGGCTGCGTGTCAAAAGGCGGCAACTTCGGATCGCTGACATATCATGCAATGACTGCCGCGGAAATGGGATCGCTTGCGACCGCTCTTATAGACCCGTCGATCATTTCAGGCGCGAACAACTTTAGCTTGAATGACGCGAGCGCCGGCCTGCAGCTGAACCTGATAGATCCTATGCAGTATATAAAATCATGTATATGGCTCCCGTTCGCGGCTTCCGAGATACCCGGAACGGATATACCTGCAAGCGGTCCGACAGGTGGTTTTGATATTTTCAATTTCCATTTTACAGGCTTCACGCACAGGATCCTGTCAAATACCGCGCCGTATGTGCAGATCTTCAAGCAGTTTACGAGATCATCTCATCCGGACGCAGCGACACGCGGAAATTATCTGAACTATTCGCCGTATACGATCGCGACGCTCAGTTATCCACCGTTCGGAGTCATTGAGATCGATACCAGCGTCCTCGGAAACGCTACCTATTTATATACATATCTCACTATCGATCCGCTGAACGGAAAGGGAATCCTGCAGATCGAGGCTAACAATACGATCCTTAACAGAGTCGAGGCGCAGATCGGCGTTCCCATTGCGCTTTCACAGGTAACGCGCGATTATGTGGGCGCTGTCAATAACGCGCTGGGAGCTGTCGGAAACATTGCGAGCGCGATCTCAAATCCTGCAGGTATCGTCGGAAATATGGTGGGAGCCGCTCAGGGTCTCGTCAACGCAGGCGTTTCGCTTGTACCGCGCGCCAATACCATCGGATCCGGAGGAGGCTTCTCACATTTACAGGGAGACTTTGAACTTGATTTCCAGTTTTTCAGACCTGTTGACGATGATCTCACGAACAACGGCAGGCCTCTTTGCGCGTACGCTACGCCGTCAACGCTCGGCGGTTATATGATCCTTCAGGACGGATCCATCGAGGGGGCGACGACATCACGCGAGGGCGAGGAGATCAGACGTCTCCTGGAGACAGGTTTTTACTGGGAGTGATCTGAATGGCAACGTATACACCGCGATTAAATTCTTCAGGGATAGCAGGCTCGCGCTGGTATGAGACACAGAATCCTTTTTACCTTGCCGGTTACGGTATGCCGAACTGTACTGCGTACGCTTTTGGCAGATCCTGGGAGATCGCGGATCCGAACAACCAGGGTATAAACTACCCTCCGCTATCGACCGGAAACGCTGAGGACTGGTATAACCACGCGGACAGCTGGGTAAGAGGATCCACTCCGAAGCTCGGCGCGATCGCCTGTTATGCAGACGGAGATTTCTCCGGAGACGGTCACGTCTGCGTCGTTGAGGTAATAGACAACGCCAACCAGCAGTTTCTCGTTTCAGAGTCTGCGTATAACGGTTATTACTTCCGCGCGACCCACTGGATACCGTTCAACGGAGATTACGGCTACGGTAACTACACGTTCCAGGGCTTCATTTATAATCCTTACGCCGGAGATGATCCGGGCCCGGATCCTCCGGGTCCCGGTGAGGGCTTCGACATCTGGAAATTTAAGCCCCTGATAGATAAAAAGAAAGGATATAACTTCGCATGATAGGAGCAAGAAACATTCCGGCGTCGTATGATTATATCAACGCCTATAATCATCAGTATGCGCCGTCAACTATTCATGTTAAAGAGACCGGGCTTTCATGGTATTTCAAAAGATACCTGATCCAGAAAATAATATCGGTCTTTAAATTCGACGGAATTCCCGACACATGGGCAAAGGATTATTTCCTTTACACGCTGTTTGTTTTCGGGTATTGCGCCGTTATCAATACGAATAAATATGGCGTTATTCCGCAGCATTGCACGCTGTCGGGCTATAATATCTTTTATCGTCCGAATAAGGCGATCATAGCTAATCCGCTGTTCAACAGGACGATCGAGGCGAAGATCGGCATTGACTGTGAGCTGATCAGAATGGCACCGGACTGGTGCGGAGTCTGGGACATCGTCGAATATTATGCTGATCTTATGGCTCTGACATCAGAAACGATAGCAGGGAACCTGATCAACAGCAAATTCTCATATGTGTTCGCGGCAGAAGATAAAGCCAGCGCTGAATCGCTCAAGAAACTTTACGACCAGATCGCAAGCGGAGAGCCGGCGGCGTTCGCTGACAAGAAGCTTTTCACTGACGACGGCGATCCTTCCTGGTATCTGTTCGTTCAGAATCTCAAACAGAACTATATCGCAGGAGATCTCCTTGAGGATCTCGCGAAGATAGACAGCCGTTTCAATACTGAAATAGGCATACCAAATGTCAATATCGCGAAAGCGTCCGGAGTGGGCGAAGCTGAGGTCATGGCTAACAATATCGACACCCACAGCAAGGCGGCGCTCTGGCTTGAAACGATCCAGGACAGCCTGAAAAAGGTCAACGAGATGTTTGATCTTGATATAACCGTTTCCATGCGGTTTTCCGGAGAGGAGGTCCTGAGCAATGAGTAGAGGCGCAAGGCTGACGATAATGGGTCTGTATAACTACAATAATAACGTGTTCAGGGATTTCAATGTTCCGGACGGAATGGACAAATCAACGGCGATCGACGCGATCCTGCTTGAATGTTCAGACCTTGAACTGATCTATCCCTCATTCACGCTTATGCAGGCCGCGATCAAGAACTGGTCCGACGTGGAGTCGACGATCTGGGAAAAGCTGTACGCAACGGAAACGGCAGAATATAATCCGCTCTGGAACGTTGACGCAACTGTCGAGGAAGTGCTGGACGGGACCGGCGTCGGATCCACAAAGGGATATAACTCGACGTCATGGCTCGAAAACGAAAAAGCAAAGACGGATAATACAGTCACGACGACAAGGACCGGAAACATCGGCGTCACATCCTCGCAGCAGTTATTGCAGCAGGAAAGGGACATCGCTGATTTTACGACATATAAATTTATAGTAAACAGTTTCAAGAAACGCTTTTGCGTTATGGTTTATTAAGGAGGTAAAACAATGCTCTATACTGGACTGATCAACTGGGGACCTTTTACTGCAAAGGTCACAATATATGTAGATGAATACACTGAAAGCGGCTTCGGAGAGGACTCAATATGTAACATTACGGTTATTCCGAATGAATACCCTGAGGGCGCGATGAGCTTTGACGAATCCCTTGGTATTGTAATTTAAGGAGGCGCGGACATGGCTTATAAAAATTACATTGTAAATGACAAGTGGCTTGACCTGAACAAGCAGAACATCATCGAGCTGCAGAGCGAGGACGGTGAACTCGTCAGCGCTAAGTGCAACGGCGAGGACATCGGATCCGGCGGAGGCGGAGGCGGTGGAGACTTCTCAACAGCAGAAGTGACGATTACAGACGAAAGCGAGGCGGTATCTATTTGGGGAGCGTTTTTGATTATAGATAATGAAGAAGAGCCACATAACGCGACAACATCTTTCTATGGGCGTTTTACATCAAACAAAATCGTTTTATATAAAGGCGCGGCCGTTGTAACATTAGAAGGAATACCTGGCGGCTATTCGATAAACACAAGCGGAAGCATTGAAGATTTGGGAAGCGGATACGATTTTGTTGTCACGGGCGATTGCACAATAACAGTTAGTCGCTAATGCAACCCTACGCAGAGGCATTTATAAAATATAGGAGGAATTAAAGAATGGCAATTTTCAATGAATTCCCATATACGAACATGCACGAGCTGAATCTTGACTGGATCCTCGCGAAAGTGAAAGAACTGGCTGCGGACTGGGCCGCTGTAAATACCCAGTGGGATACCATGCAGCAGATGATGGAAAATCTCGAAGCATACATTCACAACTATTTCGAGGAGCTTGACGTGCAGGATGAGATCGACGTCGTAATGGCCGGTTATGTAGCAGACGGAACGCTCCAGGATATTATATATCCGTTTATCCCGAACGAGGTCGGAGTCTGGCTCACATCAAATATAACACAACCGTCGACACCACCGATCGACGCGAGCCTGACTGTTCAGGACGCTGCTGCAGACGCGCAGGCCGTTGGAGCCAAATTTGGCCCTTTTGACGAGCATTTAAGCTTCACCGATGTAACTGTCACCTGGACGCCCTCACAAGGCCAGGCGCTCGAAAATGGCGATATAGTGACCGCTCAGACGTCAGACTTCTATGTGTCCAACGCGATCAGCGTGCAGGCTGGCGATATTTACCTGATAAATCTTTATAATAAGAACACATATCAGTTTTATGTAATAAAAGACAGTCAGAATAATATCCTTGACTCGCAGAAGTCGAAGTCGTCGCTCTCGCATGTCAGCAAAAGAATCACAATGCCGGAAAACTCCAACACGCTGATTATCTCATACTTCGACCCGGTGAATCATCCTCCGGTGCTGAAGAAGTCAACAGGAGTGTTTACGGCAGACTATCTGTCCCAGGACGCTCTGGATCAGATCCAGACATATTTCGGCTTGACACCGGCATAACACATAGTGTATAATTGTATATGTGATAAGGTAAAGATGTAGGACCTCCCACCATGCAAATAGCGTGCCAAGTGGGGGGTCTTATATTGTATA